CATTACATACACCATTAATATCTTTGAACTTATCCCTAGTTCTAGAAGCCGATACCTTGATGTTTAGTGCTCCTACTGTTGCCAAACCAGTAGTGCCAGCCCAGGCATTAGCAGCGCCTTGTTCATCAAGGTATCGTGCCACGTCAGTAATACCAGCAAGCCTATTAAGTTCTGCTGTTAGACTGCTTCCTGCTTTGCCTAATGCCATTTGTTAACCTTTCGTATATCGTTTCGGAAGTACTAAGTTAGACTTCTTTTCTTCTTTTGGTGTTCCAAAGAATGCCTTGTAGTAATGCTCATCAAATGAGAATCGTTTCATATGAGGAACGGTTGCTCCTGTATGGCACCACAGTGGCACTTCTGCTTTGTCACATAAGGCGAAGAAGTAAATATCTTCTCCGATGAACTTTGTACCTCTACCCATTTCCATAAATAGTTGGGCATCTGGTGCTGCTGTACGAATCTTTTCAACCACACTTCGGTGCATAAGAACGAACCCCATGCCAGCCGCACCAATTTGAATCAGTTGGTTCTCTGGTAATGGATGAACTCTTGATACCCCAAACCCACCTTTGCCATCATCAACAAAATTAAATGCTGTAGGCATTGGAATCATCAATGGTTCTTCTGGTGTATCTGTGGTAAAATAAACACCAGTCAGCATTGGTCGCTCTTTAGCATCTTTATTATCCCAGAGTAACTTGAACTTATCTGGACTAATAACTACATCTGAGTCAACCCACAATAACCATTCAGTATCAGTCTTATCAAACCAATAGTTGATTACTGTTTCACGCTGACGAGCAATCTGATTTCCTTGGCTGCGAAGAGTTGACTTAAACTCTACTCCAGACTTAAGCAGAACATCTGTGACGCCTTGCATGAACTTGCCATCTACCATACCATTATCGCACCAGGCGACCGAAATTGTTTCTTGCATTGTCCCCACCTTTAGTTAGTTACCACTTAACCTTATCTGCCCAGTAAGCAGCAGACATCTTTCCTTTAGCAATGTTCTTTGCGTGACGAGCTTTGAATGACGCTTGGCGTGCCGTTGGCTTCTTGTCGCCAGTGACACCCTGTTGACCAAAGCGAATAGTTTTAACCTGAGTACCTTCTTTAGCCACAACTACGTGTGACTTCTTTGGGTGGTTGGGTGTACGCTTTGGCTTGTTAAAACCAGATACGCCTGCTCGCTTTAGTCTTGGGTCGCTCACTTTTTATTAATCTGCTTTCCTTTAGAGTCGTAACGGCGACCCTGTAGGACCGCACCAAATAATTGACCAGTTTGCTTGTCTTGTAGGACACGAAGTGCGTTAGCGCGAGCATCTGTTCCTGGGCCAGAAGTCTGGCTCATTTCAGTTGTGCGTCGGCTGGCTTGATAAACATCGTTAATTTCTTTAGCGATGTTCTGGAAGTAATTGCGATTGTTTGCCATATTACTTCTTCTTGCCCATCTTCTTAACGACAGCCTTCTTCTTCATCATACCCTTTTTCATTTCCATCATCTTCTCAGACTTGGATTCCATCTTCTCGCCAGCAGCATAAGCCTTAGCAGCCTTCTTGCCCGCAGGTGTATAAGGAAACTTCTTCATTCCGACTTTTGGCATTATATTTGTCCTATCTCTTTCATGACCTCTACGGCCTTCGGGGTTATATCCTTAGCCTTAGGCATTGAATCGGCATCGTATGCCTGACCTAAGTTTTCAGATGCTTTGTGTGCTTCTTCTATGTCTTTCATTCTTGTGCCTGCTGGTTGAATTCCTTGTTGTCGCGCCTCACGGTAAGCACCAAGTTCGGAGTTCCACTTCTTATCAGGTATGTCTCTACCCGCATCGCCTGTATTAAGTTGTAATCCTCTTGCCTTACATCCAAAGCAATCTTCATCACACATAGTGTGGTCAATTGGAATGTTATCTTCATCTTTGAACGGTACATCTGATACTGCGTCGCATAGTACGCATCCCCATGTCTTCGCTATGAAGTCATGGTTCTCATCAAATCCCCAGTCAAGAACCTTGCTGATATGACTGCAGTTCATCTTGTCCCTATTCTGCTGTAAAGTTTGCTTCCGTAACTCCTACGCCACCAGCAATAAGCTCGGCTTTAATTGCCTCACTTATTCCTTCATGTATATAACCACCACGATAAACAACATCGTAATCATCTTGTGTGTCATCTGGTATATAACGAATTTGTGAGTAAGTGCTTCCACTTTTTACAATCGTTATTCCCTTACGGAGTTTGGCAAAGTAAAACAAACGATGCCCACCTGATGGTCCTTCTAGGACATAAGGTGTAGTGAATTTGTATGTTGCCATTAGTTCTCCTTAATGAACTTACTCTATGGCAGAGAGTTTTATCCCTCTGCCACAGCGTCAATCAACTAAGCGATTGATGAACCTGACTCAATACGGTACAGGGCTTCTTCGCGGTAGCGAGCGAAACCAAGAACTCCGTACCAACCCATTGGGCGGTGACGCATCAAGCGGTCAACGACTGGGCCGATGACTACATGTGGTTCTTCAGCAACGGCTTCTGCCATTGCTTGCTGTCCTGCTAGGATTGTGCGGTACACCTTTGCAGATGAAGCACCATCAGTAGCTGAGTAAAGACGTGGTGACTCTACGAAGTACGCACCTTCGTATGTACCGATTTCTCCAGCCCAGATACGGTCTTGTGCAGAACCGTACTGATTTGGAAGCAACCAACCTGCTGAGCCTGTTTCTGCACGAAGGTCGTGTGAAACTTCTGGGTGGATACCAGCCCAGTATAGTGAACCCTTGCGAGCAGTTGACTTGTTAGCACGTAGCTTAGCAACAGCCTTGCGGATGTTAGCAGAAGATAGTGTTGCAGCAGCAGTAACTGTTGCTGTAGATGTAGCGGTTGAACCTGAGTAAATCACGTTTGAACCACCACGAAGTGTTGTCATTGCAACTGCGTCGATTGAATCGGCTAGGTTGAATGCGATGATGTTAGCAATTGCTGGGTCTACATCAGCTAGGCTGAATAGTTCCAAAGCACGTGTTACAAGAACAGAGTTACCGTACTCGTTAAGAGTAATTGTAACTGATGTTGGTGTAGACATTGCTACTGCATCTGGGTCTGTTGTTTCAGTTAGAGCAGTTGTTGCTGCTGATAGGTCAACGTAGCGTTGTAGAACTACAGTTGAACCTGGAATTGATTGGTTAGTTGGGCGCTTGTCTGCGACAGAACGAATTAGGGGTTCTGAACGGAGAGCAAACTCCAAAAGACGGTCATACGCCTTCTGAACTAAACCTGCTGCACCAGCGGTGCCTCCGAGTGAATCGGATGCTGTTGATACGTAGGCCATGTTGTCACCTCCAAGTGACTAGATACTATGAATGAATTATTCTTGTGAACGGAGAATAGATAAGATTTCTTCTGCGGATTCCGCAGCGCCTAATCGTTGTTCTAAGTTCTCAGCTCGGTCAGGTGTGATTGCACCTTGAGTAACTACGTCCTGCTGACGTAATGCAGCACGGTCGACTTCGTTAGCTTTTGGTGTTTCCTGAGTAGTCAATCCGAACAAGTCTCCGTTATCTTCAAGCCAGTTATTCACTGACTCTTCATTAACATCGTCTAGGTCTTTTAGAATTAAACGTACTGCTTTAGGATTCACACCCTTTTGTTCTAGGACATCTTTGACTACACGCTCACGCTGCTGCTTGGAGAATCCCTCAAGTTGCTCAGTGAGTTCTTTGATACGTTTCTCATCGGCACGCTTAGCTTTACGTAACTTTTTAAGTAAGTCACTTCCACTTTCGTTTCCAGTTATGGTATCGGTATCTAGCTCGTCTTCGTCTTCGTCCCAGTAGTTGTTGCTCATAGCAACTGTCCACCCTTTCGTTAGTTGAATCGCAAACCGCAGTTCTCATTCGGGGGAATGAGCTGGCTTTTGCTCCCAGTCTGTTACGCTGGCGGGGCTGGTAGGTCCGCTCAGGATATTAGATTTGGCCAGTGGCCTTGCTGCCTAGACTGCCCTTAGTAGTTCCTGCTGAACCACTGAAGGCTGCAATCTCTTGCATCTTTAAAGCTTCTCTTGCGCGTTTCGCAGAAGCCATCTTACCAAACACTTCTTGCTCAGCTTGGGTCTGGCCGTAGCCTTCCATATTACTATAGATGCCACTTAACTTCTCAGCCTCTGGTAAGAAGCCAGCGATAGCGCTGTAACCCTTTTGTGCGTCAGTTTGGTCAACACCTTGGTTGGCGAGTGCTTCAGATGTGGCTTTGTACGCAGCAATTTCTGCTTCTGTAGTTCCAACATTAAGTCCTTGAGCACGTGCTGCTGCACCAATTTCAGCAATCTGAACTTTTCTTGTTATTTCTGGTAGCTTGTTCTTGGTATCTAGTACATACTCAAGCATGTCAGTATCAGTTACGCCATAGGCTCTAAGTGTCTTAAGAACTAATGGGTCAGCATTCTGAATGCGGTTAACTCCAAGCGCGATACGACCTGATAGTTCTTCAGGTGCTGTATCGTTTTCAATAAACTTTGTTACGTACTCATCAGTATCATACTTGTTCAAGCCATACTCGCGTAGCGTCAAACGATATGCGTCTTCATTCTTAAGATACTCAGAAGGTGAAAGAACTCGTAGGTTCGCTTTGATGCGTGCCTCGTTAGCTCTAAAGCGTTCCTTGTACTCTGGAGTCTCTTGTAAAGCTAGAGTAATGGTTGCCTCACTAGCACCCTCAATAGCAAGATTGCGTATTGCTCCTACTAAAGATTCCAAGCCATATTGCTTGAAGCGGTCTGTAAGTACATCGGACACTGAGCGTCGCTCTGCCAAAATCTTTTCTTGCTCGGCTTTAGCCTTTTGTTCCTTATCATACAAAGCAGCAGCCTCATCGGCTGGACTTGTCAAAGGTAGGATTGTATTGCCTGTTTGGTTAATGTTAGTAGATGCTGCCGCTGCACTAGCTGCTGTTGCGGCGTTGGCGGCCGCTAGGGCGGCTTCCGCCTGTATCCTAGCCTGTTCAGCAGCAGCAATTTGTGCTGCCGTTGTAGCGTCCTTAGCGTCCTGCTCAGCCTTAGTTATGGCTAGTTGTGCAGCTAATGCTGCAGCAACTGCTGCCTCTTGGTCTTGCTTAATCTTTAACTCTGCTGCTATCTTATCGGCAGCAGCCTTGTCGGCAGCTAGTTTATCGGCAGCAATCTTGTCAGCAGCCAGCTTATCAGCTATAGCTTTTTCAAGCAAGGCTTTAGTGGCTGCGGACTTATCAACAGGTATAGCCTTTACCGTAGCTGTAGCGGTAGCAGGCGCAACTGGCACCACTGGAGTTGCTGTTACTGAGGCTGCTTGTGTTGCTGTAGTTCCTGGTGCGGTTAGACCACTGCCTGGGCCATAGCGACCTTTGAGATACTCGTTTCCGCTAGCCGCATCTGTGTACTGCTGAATGATAGCATTCGCTGAAGCGCCTTTTGCTGGAGTTGGTTCAGAAATAGTTATGTTCTGCCCAGGATTGATAAGATTTTTGTTTTTGATTTGTGGGTTAAGGTCGATTAGTTGTTTTAGACTAATGCCAGCCTTGGCAGCAATCGCACTAAGAGTGTCACCTTTTTTGACTGTATATGTTATTGCCATTAAGCAAGCCCCATATCTCTAAGTATTTTCATAGATACGTTATCTGTATAAGCAATTGCGTTATCTGTATATTCCCATTCCTTCGTAGAGCGTAGGTCACGCTCAAATTGCCAAACAGGTACTACTGTTGGCTTACCATCTGAGCCTACAGCCTGTAATGCTCGGCGCAAATATGGGTTATTATAAGTAACTGAATCTGGGTCTACCTCTAGGATAGTACTGATGGCACCCTTATAAGCAGACGCAAGTGAGTCTACCGAGACACCATTATTAATCTGTTCAGCATAGGCAGGGAATGCGCTAGCAGACTTCATGCGAATCTCTGCTTGAATGTCATCTATTGTTGTTGTGCCAGCAAACAAATCCTTTTGCTTCTGTTCCCAGTAGCTTTTATTTAGATAACTATCTACGCCGAATGATGATGCGTAGTTCTTTAAAGCAGATGTATCACCGAGAACATTACCACCAAAGCCAGTAATCTTACCTGATGTTAATAAGAACTGGTCAAGCTGATTGTCATCCATGCCCAAGTCATATGCTTTTTCAATAAGTCTATCGAATTCAGTTTGCGACATCTTGATACCAGAAGATACTAGACGCTTACGAGATGCTAAACCATACTTCTTAAGGCTGTCTTTGTACACTTCAAACTGTGTGGTTTTTTCCTTTAAACGTGAACGTACTGTTCCGCTTAAAGTAGTATAGTACTTTGTCTTAAATAGTGCGTCTAGTGCCGCGCCAATGTTATTGCTTTTAAAGAAAGCGTACACCGCGCCTAGTTCTTCACCATAGATTGGGTCGTTTAATAGTGCCTCGCTGATACCATAGTTAGCTGCAGTCTCAACACCTTTGCCGTCATTAATGCCAGCACCGCCACCGCCACCACCACCATCAATTATGTTCGTAGCAATAACCATTATGCACCCGCCACATTCTTAGATATCCAGCTTGCAAAGTCGATACGCTTTGTGCGGTCGAATTCATCTGGGTTGAGTTCTTTAAGTTTATCTTCAATAGACATCTGTGCGGTCTGAGCATTAAATCCTGGTGTAGTTGTAGTCACATTTTCCAACTGACCAGTCTTAGGATTCTTAACCTTCTTGGTTGTGGTGACAGTACCCTCAGCAATCATCTTATCAATGCCTGCTTTCTTGAGGATATCCTTAATTTCTTCTTCTGTCCCATCGCGCATGTATGCTGACTGGAATGCTGCGTTAGCAATAGCATTGGTAATCTGTGAGTCAATCTTGGTTATATTGCGGTCAGGTAGATTAGCTGTACCGCTATTAGTCATAGTCTGGTTGAGAATATCCATAGGAGTTAGCTTGGCTCCAGTAGAGTAAAGTTCCGCAGAAGCATTAACGACTTGCTGCCATTGAGCATAGGCTGTTATATCATTAACATCTGTCCTACCAGCACGTACCATGGCTGACTTTACTTTAGCTTTTACTGCCTCGTCAGACCAGAATTCTTTATAAACATTGTTGACAAATCCCACATTTGGCTTAGAAGTTAGAGTAAACTTCTTTGCACCCTTAATTGGCTTACCATCTGGCCCAAGTGGATAGGTTACTTTTTGTTTTGTTCCTAGGTATACAAATGCGCCACTTGAAACATTTCCAGGCAGAATAGATTCTGGAGTAATAGCCATACCAGCTGACTTGGCAAGTTGTAGCAAGTCAGGGTCAATACCTTTGGCAGCCATTGCTGGGGTTACAACAACTTCATTCTTCTTAATCTTAGCTGCTTCATCTTCTGCTGCCTTAGTATCAGCCTGAGCCTTATTTATAGCGGCTATTTCTGCTTTTGCTGAACTTAAACGAGCCTTAAGTTTATTAACTCTAGTTCTAACAGTGGCTTTTTCTTCAGCAGTAAGTGTGTTGTCGCCAGATTGCGTGGCCCAACTGAGCTGTAATTGCAGAGTCTGAATCTCTTTAGCAAGAGCCTGCTTCTGTTGTTGTTGTGTGTTAGCCATTATTGTCCTAAGTACTTGTCGTAGATTTTATCTTGTGATAAGAATCTTTCGTAGATATCTGCGAACTCTAAATCTCCAGCCTTAAGCTGTGATACATAACTATCAAGCATATACTTCAGGTCTGCGTTAGCCTTAGCATCTATTGATGCCGAAGGGCGCACTGATAGAGTACTTGCTAGTTTGTCTCTTAATTGTAAGTAGATAGCAACTGATTTCCAAGTAGGGTCTTCACCATTATCTGCCATAAACTTTGGGTTAGCAATAATCTTGCGGAGTCCAGCAACATTACTTGCCGACTTTAGCCCATCAGTATCCTTGTAATCTTCATACCAAGCACTGGATTGACCAGTTGATTCACCAGTTACTGGGTCTTTAGTAGTAGCCATAGCCTGAATCATTACTTGCTTGCTATACTTTAGGTCCTCAGCTCCTGCTTGTTCAATTGATGTTAGCCCGCGTTCGGCTAGCTTAGCATCAATAATGGTATTCATCTTGCGATAAATTGCCCAACCCTTACGGGCTTCATTCTTCTTGATAGCTTCCGCTGGTGTAGACTTGCCACGGAACTTCTCTGATGTTCCAGGGCTAATGCTTGTCTCTTCCTGCCACCAGTAAGCGGTAGGATTAAACTTAGCAGCGCCAGCATTATTAGTTATTAAGCCAACAAGTTGTGGATTATCACCAGTTAGTTCTGAGATTAATCCACTATACTGCTTGGCATTCTGAACTGCATCCATAGTAGCATTCGAACCTGTAGGGTTCTTACTCATACTTGTGGAGAATTCAAAGAAGTCTGGATAGTCCTCAAGGAACTTAGCATCAGCGTCGATGCCATATGTCTGGCTGTATTCATGCCACTTGTCGATGTAGTACTTATATGGACTATCGAACTGTGGTGCGAACGGTAGCACTAGGTTGGCAGTAG